CCTCGGGCGGAAGTACGGGATCGACCCGACCGCCGCCCGAAACATCAAGATCGGCAGGAGCTGGTCACACGTGACCGGCAAGAAGCTCCGTTAGGCGTTGCCCTTCACGTCGAACAGGATTTCGTCGTAATCGAACAGGTCGGGCTGCGCCGCGTCGAACTCTTCCTCGTCCAACAGAGGTTCGAAGATCTCGTCGACGTCATTGGCCGCGGACCGCAGGCCGTCGATCACCGCGTAGATTTCACGCTCCGTGTCGTCCATCGACATCCGCGTCGCCGTGCCGCCCTCGTTCTCCATGATCAGGTCGTCCACGAAGGCCGCGATCAGAGAGCCCCACGGGACGATCATCCGGCGGTCCGAGCCCGGCACGGAAACGGCGACGCCGTAGGCGGACAAGGAGAAATCAAGGGCTTCGAGGGGGACTTGTTTCATGGGCCATGGTCCTTGGAGAGGGGTCCGAACAGGAGTGTAGTCGGAGGGTGGACCATGGTCCATGGGCGGATGATGACAGGTGGGGGTCGCCCGGTACCTTGAGGCATTTATTACAGCAAGGGGGTGCCCGGTACCTTAGGGTGCCCATTTTGGGCAGGACTTTTTTGGGATGCTCATGGTCCGTGGAAAATCGGGTTTTAGGTAGACGCCGCGGGCGCAGGCCCGCGAGCGGGGGGTCGGGGTCGGCGGAAACGCCCATTTTGAGCGGGGTCCGAGGGCAAGGGACCCGCCCGGCCGCCCATATTGGGCATGCGTCTGGTGCATACCTGCTATGTTTATGCTTTTTCTGTGGATAACTCTCTACTTCCTATCTTGACATTACGTAACGTCAACCCTTACAACGGCTTCAGCCGTTGCGGCAGTCGCAGCGGCGGAACGGTCGACGAAAGGACCAGACGATGACGAACGAAACCAACAACGTGGCGGCGGCGCTGCTCACTCTCCTCGCGGCCTTCGAGGCGGAACGCGTCGCGCTGCACAACCGGTTAGCCCAGATCGAAGCGTTGCAGGCGAGCGAGATCGCCCGGATCGACGAGATCGACACGGCTCTTGCCCGGAAGCTCTCCGAGGTCGAAAAGCGGGTCGACGGTCTGCACCACCGGGAGAACCTCTTCGACGTCCACGCCTCGAAGCTCATGGAACGCGTCACGGACCTCGAGCAAACCAACCGGTTGCGCGGGGAAATCTCCGGTATGGACACGGACGAACTCGAGGAGATCAAGGAGCGGCTCGACATGCTCGAGCGTGCTGGCGACGACGTGATGGACGAGGAGGCCGTCCGTGAGCTGGTGGATCGCATGCTCGAGCGTGCGACCGTGACCATCTCCCTCTGACACAACCGGGACCGGAGCGATCCGGTCCCAACCCTCTCGCAGAAAGGAACGAGAACATGACCGACCTCAAAACCATCGTCGACGAACTCGGAGCGCTGAAGGCGTCCATCGCTGAGCTGACGGAACGCGAACGCGTTCTGAAGGGCGCAATCGCGGCGTCCGGCTATGCCGAGATCGACGGGCTGTTGTACCGCGCGACCGTCTCGCTCACGGAACGCGCGACGCTGGACACGGAAGCTGTGCGTGCGCTGCTCTCGCAGGAGGAGCTGCGGCAGTGCACCAAGACGAGCGAAGTCACGACCGTGCGGGTTTCCGCCCGGAAGCGCGCGGCGGGTTGATTGCTGCTCTCGCGTCGGCCGCTCCCTGCGGGGAGCGGCTAGGCGAGCGTAGTGCTCGACAGCGGTTCAAGAAAGGAACCAGACCATGAAGACGTTCAAGTTCATCGCCGACCCCGGTCACGCGTGGTTAGAAGTCGCCCTGGGCGACATCGAGAGCACGGCCGTGACGTTCTTCGAGTTCTCGCCCTATTCGTTCTTCCAAGGAACGACAGTCTGGCTCGAGGAAGACGTAGACGCCGGGCTCTTCCTGCTGGCCTACGAGACGGCGCACGGGCGAAACTCGTTCCGGATCGAACACGTGCACGTGCCCGACTTCAACCGGAACCTGCCGCGCATGCCCGGCAACAGGTACGACTTCGAACGCACCATGAAGCGTTGCGCGGAAATGGAAGCAGCCTTGCGCGCAAGCGCTTGAACAAGATCCGGGACCGGGAGACACTCTCCCGGTCCCACACTCGCAGAAAGGAACGAGGACCATGGACAGCTATGTGAAGAAGTTCGACGGAGGGACCGTCTTCGTCGGTCCGGACGCAACCCGCCTGCTGCACGCTAGGACCGTGCTGGCATCGATCCGAGCGATCCAAAAGGGGATGCGCCTGACGAAGACGGCGACGCCGACCCGCACGCTGGCACTCGCCGGAGCGCTCACTGGGAAGACGTACAAACGTGGCCAGTACGAAGCTGCGGCGCACGACGTGAAGTTGTGGATCGTGACCATGGAAGCAGCGCTTCCGATGATCCACGAGTGAAGGATCGGGGAGCCCGGCGAGAGCCGGGCTCTTCTCTTTCGTGCGGCCCGGCGAGAGCCGGGCCGTTTTCTTTTGCCCGCGACCGGGCGCCCGGTCGGCCCGAGTGAATTGCATCTAAGGCCCGCGCGCCTCGGAGGCCCGGAATAAATTGCCGCTAAGGCCCGCGCGGCTCGAAGGCCCGGAATGAATTGCCGCTAAGGCCCGCGCGCCTCGGAGGCCCGGAATAAATTGCCGCTAAGGCCCGCGCGGCACTTGCAAGGCCCGCGTTATCTGCTATGCTTCGTTTGTGTTTAACAGAAAGGAACACGACATGACTCGCCCGATTAACGTCATCGCCCGCGAAATCGCCTTAGATTGGAAGAAACCCTACTTTGGGGCGGTTCCGTATCTGCAAGCGATGCACTCGCTCAGCAGCATCAACGACCGTTACATCTATGATGATGGCCGTTCTGTTGTGCTCTATTTCATGTCCAATGCCACCACGTGGAGGGGAGAAACCGCGCGCCGCATCAAGGCCGAGTTGAAGGAGATTTTGAAACGTTGACGCATCCTGCCCGGCCGCTAGGCCCATTACGAACGAGGCCCGGAGCGATCCGGGCCTTTTCTTTTGCCCGGTCGGCCCGGTTGAATTGCACCTAAGGCCCGCGACTCGAAGGCCCGCACGAAAATTAGGGCTTGCTATACTTTAATCCTTGGGCTATGTTTTAGGACCGTTCAACGCAGAAAGGAACGCGACATGCTCGATACCGCATCCGACATGCTCAATGCGCTGAGGCGCAACACTTTTTCCGGCGTCATCCTGTACGAAGGCCCGTCGGCAATCGACGGAAAGCCTATCGTCGTCATCGCAACCCGTATCGTCACGGCAAGCACGAATGCAAAGACGGGCGACATGGTGCAAACGTTCATCATCCGATCCGACATTGCGCCCATGGATGCGCTGCGTTCCGGTGCCGATGCATCCGTTTGCGGGGACTGTATGCACAGGCCCGCGAACAAGGGGTCGTGCTATGTGACGGTCGGCCGCGCGCCCACGAGCGTTTACAAGGCCTATTTGCGCGGCCGATACGCAAGGCCCGGCGTCGACTATGACGCGCGCATCATTCCGGCATTGTTCGCCGGGCTTATGTTCCGGCTCGGAACATATGGTGATCCGGCAGCCGCCCCGTTCCAAGTCTGGCGCGCGGCGACGCTGCACGCGGCCGGGCACAATGGCTATTCGCATCAATGGCGGGATAAGCGCTTTGCGGCGTTCAAGCTTTTGTGCATGGCCAGCGCCGACAACGAACAAGACTTCGCCGACGCCCACGCGGCGGGCTGGAGGACGTTCCGGGTCAAGACGGCCGACGCGCCGCGCCTCTCGAAGGAAGTCCAATGCCCGGCATCGAAGGAAATGGGACACAAGACGTCTTGCGCGGAATGCAAGGCCTGCGGGGGCACGGAAGCGAAAGCTCGCGCGTCCGTGGTCATCAATGCTCATGGCATCACGGCGAAGCGCTTCGCCTAACAGGGAGACTGACACTATGGTTCGCTTGACCATTGACCAACGCGTTGCGCTCCGGAGGATCTTTCTCCGGGGCGATATCGGAATGTCCTATCTGGCATTCCGCCGGAGCGTGCAGCCCACATTCGGATGCGGCGATGCGGTCGTTGTCCGGTGGCAGGGCATGTGGGTATGCATCGAACCCGATGGGTACGCCCATACCTAAGGCCCGCGAAGTGGCAGGGTAATAACCCAGACCCCGGACCGAAAGGCCCGGGGTTTCTTTTTGCCCGCGAGTTAGTGCTTACACCTAAGGCCCGCGCGACCGGTACCAAAGGACCGGGGTGTTTCACGTGAAACAAAGGCCCGTGGTCCATGCACCTAAGGCCCGGGAGGTGATGTACCTAAGGCCCGGGATGCCGCCAGTTCAAGAAACGGGGACCACGGATCACGGAACCCGAGGATCAGATCGGGGACCACGGACCCCGTCTCATCCTCCGCCAAGGCCGCGACTTTGTCCGCGCTATAAATCCTGAGAACCTCTGCCCGTGGGTGGGCAACTAAGTTCCAGACGTTGCAGATTTCGCGGGACCGCCTGATCTGGTATGCAATCTGCGCAGGTCTCCACAGTCCGGCCGTTTTAAAGTTCCGCAAACGGCAGACCTTCAACTCAGACCATATCTCAATGCCACAGAAACCGCCCGCCAGCGGCCACCGATAGGCTCCGTTTACATCCGGTACTCCGGACCCAACCCACGCCTCTATGCGGCTCCAATGGACGTCCGGGAGTTTCGACTTCAGTCGCTTGTAGACCGCCGCCTCGGTGTCCACGGGTTACTCCTGAAGCTCGCGTTCGATCTCCTCGCGCACCTCGCTCGGTACGTAGTCCGGGATCGCGTCGACGGAACGTGCGGACCGCACCATGTCGATGGTCGGGGCGGTCTCCGCAGCAAGCAGGGGGAATTGCGCTTGCAGCTTTTGGATTTCCGCCAGCACTTCCTCGCGGGACATCTGATCGATCTTGCCCACCATCACTTCGTGCCTGCTGATGTAGATACCTGCCGCCTGACCCCGGCTCTTTTCGGCGGCCACGGCGGCGGTGTAGTTGCCCTTGTCGAGAGCCATGTCGCGGATGCGGGCAAGCTGCCTGATGTGGCCGTCGAAGGTCACTTCGTACTTCTTCGACAGCTCCTCCTTCAGCTCGGCCA